CTTGTGCTTCTTCTGGGGCATTCCAACGTCCTCTCTACGGCTCAATAGCCTACTTCAGGGAGGACCACTTTCCAGGGGGCAGGCCAGTCCGTCGCCAACAGGATTTTGCCTCAGGCTGAATTCGCTCAGGAGAAGACCCGATCGTAGAGTGGGCGAAGAGTCTCTCGTCGCTGGGGCAAAGGTATGTTGTGCCCGCAATCGAACAGCTTGAGCGATGTGACCGCCCCGCCACGCCGTACTGCGGCCGCGAACATCTCCGCTTGGCGCACAGGCACGCGATCATCAAGCCTGCCATGCAGGATCAGGGTTTCCGCCCGGATATTCTCCGCATGATATATCGGTGACCGTTCTGCGAAGGCACGCACACTGGTCCCGGCTTCCCTTTCAATGCTCCGACGTATTCCTGGCAGGGTTGCCTAATAGGTAGCAGCGAGATCGTAAATTCCGGCGACGAGTACAACCGCTCTGAGATCCGAATCTTCCGCCGCTACCATGGCCGAGGCTGTCGCGCCTCTGCTGACGCCGTAAAGAACCACCTTTTCACGATCGACGTTTGGTATCGAACGCAGATACAGGAGGACCGCGTGAATGGCCTGCTGAGTTGTCGGTCCACAAAAATCGGATGGCCCGTCAGATGCGCCGTAGCCGGGCTGTGAAAGTGATGCCGCACATAGTTGAGCGTTGTTGCAATCCGTTTCAGAACTCCGGTGTCGGCCATGTCACGCCCGCCGATCCTCGTTCCCTCCTGATGGCCATGGACGAACAGAATTAGGCCGCGAGCGTGCGTGACAGTCGGCTCAACAAGAAATACCTCAACACCTCGACCGTCGAGCTCAGGCGGCCGCAGCAGGATCCTCTCGCACGTTGCCATCTATTGCACCCCATACATTAGCCAGCGCAGTGGAAATGGTCTGCAGTCCGAGATGTGAACCTACTGGCTGAAATTTCATCGTCAAAGGCCGCACAGCGTGTGGTCGGAACGTTGGCGAACCTTGGCGCGATGCCTCTTTGACTGCCGTGCGGACAAACAAGGCATTGGGTCAATGACCCCATTTTGACACAAAACCACTATCGAACTTGCTGTAGTAAGGGACACGACTCCCGTTTCTCCCCGGTCTTTGAAAACCAATCGCCTTGTCCTCCGACCGACAGTCGGCAGGGACGAACAACGGGCTTTCGAAATTCAATCGATCCTGAGAGGTGACGCGCATGCTGCGCATGACGTTATTTCCTCCTGATCGAGATGCGAACCACAGGTGGTTCGTGGGTCACCAAGACGAATGGCGAGCAGGCGAGGCATACCGATTTGCGGTGGAGCTTAACGAAGAGATGATCAGCGTTGTCGATATCGACGGCATTGTCGATCACGAGGGAACCTTGGGCTATTGGTTCGATCGTGTTGCTTGGGGGCGCGGCTATTCCTTCGAAGCCGCACAAGCTGTCACTCGGTTTGCGTTCCGAGATATTGCCTTGTTGAAGGTCAAAGCAGGGCATGCCCACGATAACCCGGCATCTGGGCAGATACTTACCAAGCTAGGCTTTCGTTCCCTCGATACCGTTCTGCGATTTTCGCATCCGCGAGGCGAAATGATCACCCAGCACCGCTACGTCCTAACGCCCCAGGAATGATCGTTTTCCACTGTCTATCTCTACCGGTGGTACCAGACAGTGAAGGTCCCGTTTGGGGCCGAAGAACGAACATGATGTAATCGCGGGAGCGGTGGCCACCTTCGATGTGGCGGTGATGTTCGGAACATCTAGCCGGCTGGCTGTCCCCCGATAGGATGAAACAACGGGCTCACGATTGACACCGGGCCCAGGCATCGAACGGAGGACAGCCATGGAACAGTATATCGGTCTCGACGGTGCGCCGTGACGGCGCGGGAGGTGCACATGAAATAGCCACCTCTCAAGCTTGCTGATTTTCGACCGGCGGCTGCAATGCCGCCCTGCCTGCAGGAGCAGCGGGCGGAAGGGGGCCGAGAAGCTCGACCGGGCGTCGCCGGTTGGGTGTCATAAGCAGATTGGCCTGAACTGTACCGGGTGCGGACCATCGACCGCAGGCCGGGCTACCATAGTGTCTATGGCGAGATAACGAAGTGAGCGTTGGAAGCCTCGGATTCAACCGGTAAAGCCTCCAAGTCGCGCGATGGCGTGGGAGGTAAGAAGCGATCAGACGCGGTGGGGCTCGTCTATCCCCACTGGGGGGCGCGCTTAGCGCGTCCGAGACGGGGAGGCTCTCATGGCCCCGTCTTCCGCATCGCCTGGGGTAAAGCTCACCGCCTACGGGCATGAAGGTTGGAAATCGGAACACGGGAACTCGGATCGTCTGCCCAGTACGGAACTGGGCTCGCCGCGACGGCCGGAGACGGACGACACCGAGGGCGGAGCTTTCGTAGTAGTCGGAGCGCGGGAAAGCCGTGCACAGGGCGAAGGGAAGCAGGAGACGGTAGACTTGCATGACGGAGGAGTGATCTGTGGACATGGATCATCAGACCGACGAGGCCTGGGTACTCAGCGTTCAGCGCAAACTCTATCAGTGGAGTAAGGCAAATCCCGAAGACGCGTGGCGGGACATGTGGGGTTGGGTCACCGACCTGCGCGTGCTGCGTCACGCCTGGCAGCGCGTAGCCTCCAACCGAGGCGGACGCACAGCCGGGATCGACGGGGTGACCGTGGATCGCATCCGGAATGGGATCGGTGAGCAACGCTTTCTCGAAGGGATTCAGGCCGAATTGCGCTCTGGCGCATATCGGCCAAGTCCTGCGCGGCGCAAGCTCATCCCCAAAGCCGGTAAACCAGGGCAACTCCGACCCCTGGGCATTCCCACGATCAAAGATCGTGTCGTTCAAGGCGCGATCAAGACACTTCTGGAGCCAATCTTCGAGGCGCAGTTCTGGCATGTCTCCTACGGGTTCAGGCCCGGACGGAGCACGCATGGCGCCTTGGAGTATATCCGACGGGCTGCCCTTCCGCATAAGCGCGACAGGGACACCCGGCGGAGCCGGATGCCGTATCCATGGGTCATCGAGGGCGACATCAAGGGCTGTTTCGATAACATCAGTCATCATCACCTCTTGGAGAGGCTGCGCAAGCGCGTGGCGGATCGTCGGGTCGTGAGGCTGATCGGGCAGTTCCTGAAGGCCGGCGTGCTGACGGAGGACCAATTCCTTCGTACGGAGGCCGGGACCCCGCAGGGCGGGATCATCTCACCGCTGCTCGCCAACATCGCACTCAGCGCGATCGAAGAGCGGTACGAACGGTGGGTGTATCAGCGCACCAAGGCCCATGCCGATCGTCAATGTGACGGAAGGACCGCGGCAGGCAGAGCGCGCTACTGGGATCGCATGGCCGGTCGCTGTGTGTTCCTGCCTGTGCGCTATGCCGATGACTTCGTAGTGCTGGTGTCTGGCACACGGGAGGATGCCATCGCGGAAAAGACCGCGTTGGCGGAACACCTGCGCCAGTCCACGGGCCTCGAGTTGTCGCCGGAAAAGACGAAGGTCACGGCCATGACGGACGGGTTCGAGTTCCTCGGATTCCGCTTTGTCATGCACTGGGACAAACGCTACGGCTACGGCCCGCGCGTCGAGATCCCCAAGGCAAAGGCCGCCGACCTGCGTCGAAAGGTCAAAGCACGCACCGGAACGAGTTCTGCCCGGTACAGTCTGGCCGCCAAGCTTCAGGAGCTCAATCCCATCCTGCGTGGGTGGGCGAACTATTACCGCTACTGTGCCTATGCTGGCCGGGTGTTCACCAGTCTCGACTGGTACACTGGCATGCGCATAGCGCGGTGGTTGCGTAGGAAGCGCCCCAAAGCAGGGTCGCACGACATCTGGGCCTCATGTCAGCCCAGCGGCCGCCGGTCGACGAGACGGCTTTGGCGCGAGGGACTTACCGAGCAATATATGCTCGCTTGGACCCCCGTCTGCCGCTTTCGTCTCGCATGGATGGAAACGCCTGACTTTGCCATGTCTTCTGGAGAGCCGGGTGCGTAACGAAAGGCGCATGCCCGGTTCGGGGAGAGGCGGTGAGAAACCGGTCGCTGAAAGGCGGCGCGGCGCTTGCCGCCTACTCTACTCTCGGTGAAAGAGACATCGGTGTGTATCGTGGACGAAACGGGCGCGATCTGCCGCGAGATCAAAGTCCTCAGCCACCCGGAAGATCTCGTCCAGGCTTTGAAAAATCCCGAGTGGCGTCTCGTTCGGATCGGGCTCGAAGCCGGGCCTTTGTCGCAATGGCTGTTCAGCGGATTGGCGGAAGCCGGTTTACCGGCGATTTGCATAGAAACCCGGCATGCGAAAGCATTCCTGAAAGCGCAGGTGAACAAGACCGACCGCAACGATGCGCGCGGCATCGCGCAGATGATGCGGGTCAATCTGTTCCGGCCCGTACATGTCAAGACGTTGGCGAGCCAGCGTCGCCGTGCCCTGCTGACCGCGCGCAAGCTGCTGCAGGAAAAAGCCATCGCCATCGAGAACGATATCCGCGGACTGCTGCGCAATTTCGGACTCAAGGTCGGCATCATTGGAACGGTTGGGTTCGACGATCGCATCCGCGAGCTTGTTGATGGCATGCCGGACCTCGGCGAGATTATGAAGCCTTTGCTGGCGGCGCGGCAAAAGCTGCGAGAGACATTCATGGAGCTCCACGGCAAGCTGCTATCGATCGTCCGTGATGACGAGACCTGCCGACGATTGATGACGATTCCCGGCGTTGGTCCTGTCACCTCGCTAGCCTTCACCAGCACCATCGATGTTCCGGCTCGCTTCAGTAACTCTCGCGCCGTCGGTCCGGCGCTGGGATTGACCCCGGTGCTCAACCAATCCGGGGAAAGCCATCGCGTCGGCCGCGTGTCCCTGTGCGGCGACGACATGATGCGGGCCCTGCTTTATGAAGCGGCCCAGGTCATGTTGAGTCGAGTGAAGAAATGGTCCTGGCTGAAAGCCTGGGCGATGAACGTCGCCAAGCGGCGCGGACGGCAAAAGGCAATCGTCGCACTCGCACGCCGGCTGGCCGTGATCATGCATCGCATGTGGAGCGATGGCACCGAATTCCGCTGGACAAGGGAAAGCATGCCCGCAGCCATTTGAACGGACTGCCGGGAAGGAGACGATAAAGTTCCGCCTGCCGGTGGAGAGACGTCCTTCGCGGGACGATGGATGAGGTAAGCTCGCTTGGGGTCTTGTGCCGTTCGCGCCATCGCGATCAGAACGCGAGTCAGATTGGGCTGCCTCATTCTACTGATCCCATGCTGGGAGGGCCAAAGAGCCGATCCCGAAGAGAAGCGCGGCCCCGCGAATGACGTCAAATACCGCTGCAGTGGAAAGCTCAAAAGCGCTTGACCTCAACACGCCGAATAGAGAAGACCACAAGCTATTAATCTGGTGGGGCGATTTGCCCTGACAGATGGGTACCATCTGTCAGGATCGCACCACTAGCCTCACGCGCTCAAAAGCGTCACTTCCGCTCTCAAGCCGCCAAGCTGCGAGCGCTCGAGCGAGAGCCCGCCGCCGTACTCCTCCACCAGATCGGCGACAATCGCCAGGCCGAGCCCGGTTCCCGGCTTGGTTTCATCCAGCCGCCTTCCCCGCTTCAGCGCCTGCCGCGCCTGGTCTTCCGGTATCCCCGGTCCGTCATCCTCGACGACGATGCGGAAGCTGCGCTCTTCGCCCTCCTCCTGCGGCGGATGGAGCGATAGCGTGACGCTGCCGCGTGCCCATTTCATCGCGTTTTCCAGGAGGTTGCCGGTGATCTCCTCCAGGTCCTCCCGCTCGCCGGCGAACACCACGGCCTCTTCCGGCAGGCGAACCGTCAGCTTTTTCTCCGGGTTGAGCTTCTCCGCTACCCGCACCATACGCTCCAGCGTCTCGTTCACCGGGCTGCGCTGGGCGAGTGCGCTGCGCTGGGCGGCAGCGCGGGCGCGCAGGAGATAGTGGTCGATCTGCTGCTGCATGGCCGAAGCCTGGGTGGAAATCAGCGTTCCCTGTCCACCGCCCATAGCGCGGCCCTCGTTCATCAACACCGCCAGCGGCGTCTTCAGCGAATGAGCGAGATTGCCCACCTGCTTGCGCGAGCGCTCGATGATGCGGCGGTTGCTCTCGATCAGCGCATTGGTTTCATCCGCCAGCGGTGCGATCTCCCCGGGGAAAGGCCCGGAGAGCCGCTCCGCCGTGCCGGCACGGATATTTGCGAGCGCCCGGCGGATACCCTGCAGCGGCCTGAGCGCAATCAGGATAGCGAAGGCGTTGATCGCCACCATGCCGAGCCCGAAGATGGCCAGATAGACAAAGAGCTGTCGCGCGAAATCGGCGATCTCCCGCTCCAGTTGGCTGCGGTTGCCCATGACGCGGAAGCGGGCAATGCGGTCGGCCTCGTCGAGCACGATCTCCGCTTCCAGCACCTGGATATCATCCCCACCCGGTCCCTTCGCCAGATAGCTGCGCTGAAATTCGCGGTTGAAGGGCACGACGTTCTGCGCCGGCGAAGGCACGGTCCCCACCAGCGACGGTGAGCGCAGCGGATTGCGCAGCGCCTCGGACGCCGGCTCGACGGACCAGTACCAGCCCGACAGCGGTTCGGAAAAGCGCAGGTCCCCGAGGTTAGGGCTGCCCACCAGGCTGCCCGCCTCAGACGCGCTCACCGAGGCGATCAGGTTGAAAAGATGGGCGGAAAGAACCTCCTCGAAGCCGCGGTTGCTGACCTGCCGGAACAACGTCGAGATCACAGTGGCGATGACCACCAGCGCGATGACGGCCCAAATGGAGGAGAAGGCGACGACACGAAAAGTCACCATGCGCGGCAGCCGCCGAAGCCGCGACAAAAACGCCACCGGAGGCGATTTCACCCTTCGCGCAGCCTGTTCAGGCATTCGGCTCGCGCAGGCGGTAGCCCATTCCCCGCACGGTCTCGATGAGGTCCGAACCCAGTTTCTTACGTAGACGTCCCACAAACACTTCTATCGTGTTGGAATCACGGTCGAAATCCTGATCGTACAAATGCTCGACCAGTTCGGTGCGCGAGACCACCGAGCCCTTGTGATGCATGAGATAGGCGAGCATCCGGTACTCGTGCGACGTCAGCTTCAGCGGCACCCCGTCCACATCCGCCTTCGAGGCCTTGGTATCGAGCCTCAGCGGTCCGCAGAAAAGCTCCGGCGAAGCATGCCCCGCCGCGCGGCGGATGAGCGCGCGCAGGCGCGCCAGGACTTCTTCCATATGGAAGGGCTTTGTTACGTAGTCGTCGGCGCCCGCGTCGATGCCGGAGACCTTGTCGCTCCAGCGGTCACGCGCCGTCAGGATGAGCACGGGCATCTTGCGCCCGTCCTGGCGCCAGCGTTCCAGCACGCTGATGCCATCCATCTGCGGCAGGCCGATGTCGAGCACCGCGGCGTCATAGGGCTCCGTATCACCTAGGAAATGCCCCTCCTCGCCATCGAAGGCGCGGTCCACCACATAGCCGGCGTCCTCCAGCGCACTGCAGATCTGCCGGTTCAGGTCCTTGTCGTCCTCGACAACGAGTATGCGCATGGTCGCTCGCTCCAGACAGGAAATCGGTGAAGCAGGATAGCCGATCCGCCGGAAACATCACCCCTGATTTTTATTGCGCCGGAACGGTGAACTCAGCGCGCCGCGGCCTTCCGCCGTCCTTGCCGGGCACCAGGACCACGATCCTGCAGACGGTTTGACCGCCGCGCGATTCCTCTGAGGCTTTCGCCAGTGTACCGCCCTGTTCGGCAGCGATCCGCTGGCCGACGGCATAGCAATCCGCGCCCTGGGCGAGCAGCATCGGCTTCCCGACCTGCTCTTGGCCGGACGCACCCGTGGCAACGAGTGTCACCGCCAGCGCGGCCGATGCGGTCAGAAAGTATATGGAGCGAAGCTGTTTCATGCTGCCGTGTCTAGCTCACCAGGGCTGAACGGAGAATGAACAATGAAAGCGCGCCGATGCCAAGGCTGCAATTTCGGGCGGCATGCGCGGGAAAGTCCCCGCGCATGCGGCTCCAAGCATCAGTTGATGCGGCGGTCGGCCGCCAGTCGGCCGAAAATCGCCAGCAGGCCGGATATGGCGGTGATCGCCTGCAGCAGCGTCTCCACCAGCGCCTGATTGTCGACCTCCTCAACGGGTATCCCCAAGAGACCGCCCATACCGGCGATGACGGTCACCACGGACGCCCAGATGGTGCGCGACAGATACCAAGGCTTCGTTTCGTTCATAGCAACTCCTTTCCAGCTGATCCTCGCTTCCTCACGCCATTGCGACCGTCCGCCGCACGGCTATGCCGGCACCGATTGCCGCGCTCAGTTGGCGCACCGTCACGTCGACCGCCGGCGGCGGTTCGGCGAAATCCGCCGCGGCCATGGCCGCCGTGTAGGTCCATTGGGGGCTGGCTGTGTCGGCGCTGCGTATGGCGGCACCACCCACTGGCGCGATCTCGACGCGGTATCGCTCCTGTGCCTCACCGAGAGGGATATCGGCACCCAGCCAGCCATCGGCATCGACGCGCCCGCGCCGCACCCAGGACAGGGAAAGGTCGCCGCGTTCGATCCGCCCCTTGAGATGCACCGGCGACGGCGGGAGCAATGCCCGCACGCCGCCGGTAACGCGCTCAAGCAGGAAATTCTCTTCCGATGGGTCGAACCCCGCCGGCCCCACCCGCCAGTTGAGATCGAGGCCGATCTCCCCGGCCTTGAGCCCGGCCGGCGCCACCGCCTCGTCGAGAAGCACGAAGGATGCTCCCTCCGCAGCGCCCGCCGCCATTGCATCGTTGGTTCCGAGTTGGCCGCGCAGCAAGCCGGCAAGCCGCCATACCGAGGGCGCGATCTCCTCCGCAGTGTCGAACTGAAGGATCTCCCATTCCCCCGCCAGCGAACGGACGGCCGCCGCATTCCCACCATTCAGCATCTGAAGACGCGACAAACTCTGCAACTCGCCGTCATAAAGCCGCACCGTCACCGTCGTCGCCCGGTCACGCCTTCCTTCCGCCGCCCCGCCGGGCAGCGCCGCGACAAGCGCGCCGATCATCGCTCTGAGACCGACGGTCGAGCGCAAGGCAAATCCCGTCTCCTCCGGCGAAGCCAGCACCGCTTGACTGCGCCAGGGCTTGGCTCGCAGGGCGAGCCGCAACTGATCCTGCGGCGCATCCTCGCCCGTGCGCATCGGCAAGTCGAGAAAGAGCGCGTGCGGGCGACCCGGCGCGAAGCCCTCCCCGGCCTCGCGCCGGGGAATGCCGGCCCCGGAGGCGGGTGCCGCCGCCACACGCACGATGCGCCGCGCCCTGACCAGCCGCGCCAGCCCATCCTCGATTTCCGTCGCCAGATAATCCGGCCCCTGCGGCGCATCCGGCAGCCGGAACACGCTTCCCACCTCCAGCCGCTGCTCCGTCAAAGGCACGGAAAACGCCAGGCGCTCGCGCCCGTCCCAGCTGCGGCGCAAGAGGTCGCGCACCAGCCCGTTCGCCTCGTCGGCGGAAAGAACGCCGGGGAAACTGACGAAGCTCGTTCCGCTCCCCTTCGCGCCTGCATAATTCGCCGCCGCCGTTGCCGACTGGTAATCGTTCAGCGGGTTGCGGAAATCGAGTTGGGCGAGCGCCGGCAACGCATGATCCGGCATGCGCACCCGCTCCACCATCTCACGCTCCTCCTCCACCACCAGTTCATCGAGGAGAAGCGTTTCGCCCGCCCCCGCTCCTTCGGTGGCGAACATCAACCCCTCCTCGCCGTCGCGCGCGCCAATGCCGAACAGTGTCGCCACCGGCTCGATGGCCGCGCGTGCCGTCGTCGGATCGGTGACGACATAGCCTGCCACCGTCCCGTCCGCCCGCGCCGCATCGGCGGCCGGAAGCCCGTGATCGGCAAGGATCGCCTCGATCAGCGCACCCACCGAAACGCCGCTCAGCCGGCCGTTCAGCCAGTGCCCGTGCGCCCAGTTCTCCCCGTCGCCCCAGACTCCTGCATAAGTCGGAAAGGCCGGAAACGGCCGCGCATCCCACGCCCATAGACTGATCGCGCCGACATCCACCATCGGACCGTCATAGACTGTCGAGATCGGGTTTGACGCCGCTCCGCCATCCACCCAATGCGCGTAATGAGCGGCCAGAAACCGCTGCTGCGCCAAGTCAGAGCGCCCGCCGTTGGAGAAGTGCGGGAGCACGTTCTCCGAAGACTTCCGGTCGGGGAACACGTTCGGCTGGTTCGGACCCTTGTCGACAGCCGCGCAGCCGAGTTCGGTGAAGTGGAACGGCTTCGACTGCGGCACCCAGGCCGTGGGCTCGGCTTCCTCGACCCCTCCGATGCGGTTGAAGTGCCGGTTCGACCACCAGCCCACCAGATCCTTGCAACGGAACACCCAGTGCTTGCCATAAGCTCCGTCGCCGATGGGTGAGCGAAGCCTAGCCGCCCGATCCGCCTCACTCGCATAATACCAGTCGAACTCCTCGCCCGAGGTGATCGCGGCGCGCAACCCCTCAGGATCGTAAGGCCCGGCAAACCCGTCGGGGTTCCCCCCTCCCACGTCCGAATCCCGCCAATCGGAGAGCGGCATATAATTGTCGATGCCCACCGCATCGACGTCGGCATGCGCCCACAGGCTGTCCAGGTGAAAGAACACGTCCCCCGACCCATCCGCCGGCTGATGCCCAAAGTATTCGCTCCAGTCCGCCCCGTAGGTGATCGTCGTCGCCGCTCCCAGAACGCCGCGCACCTGGCCCGCGAGTTCTTGCAGGATTTCGACAAAGGGGAACCTGTTCTCCCCATCACGCACCGTCGTCAGCCCACGCATCTCCGAACCGAGAAGAAACGTGTCCACCCCGCCGCCGGCGGCCGCCAGGTGCGCATGGTGCAGCACAAGCCGCCGGTAGCTCCATTCGTCCGGATCGCCCGAGAACCGGATCGAACCCGCCTCCGGGGAAAACTGCTCCGGCGCGGCCAGCCCCGCCAGCTCCTCGATCTGAACCCGTGCAAGGGCCGTCTTGTCGGCGGTCCCCGGCTGGCCGGGGGCGGGATGGCAGGTGATGCGCCCCCGCCATGGGTAGGCCGCCTGCTCGGCGCCGCCATAGGGGTCCGGCAGGTCGTTGCCCGCCGGCACATCCATCATGATGAAGGGGTAGAGCCCCACCTTCAGTCCGCGCTGCCTGATGGCGGCGATCGCCTCCATCACCGACCGGTCCGTGGGCGTCCCGCCATACGCGGCCTTCCCGTCGACCTGCGAGACGACCTGTGCCTCCTCCCTGTCGATGCCCGAAACGCGCCACGGCTGCGACAGTCCCGCCGGGTTTGCATGCATCACCATCGGCCGGATGGTGCAGTGCCCGGCATTCAGGTCCGTCCCGAACCACGTCACCACCAGCGACACGCTCTCAAGGTTTGGGCACAGTGCCTGCAGCTCGTCGAGCGCGGCTTCGAAGTCCGTCGCCGCTGCCCGGTTGTGCCGGTTCACCGCCCGCGTCTCGCCAGGATCGCCGGTCTGCTTCACCAACGTCGGCGACAAGCCGTACTCGGTCGCGCCCGGTATCAGCGACACCGACCGGACGCGCCGGTTGAGCTCGTCCACCGGCCGCATCACCTCGAACTGGAACTGCGGAATGCGCCGCCCGTAGTCATCGATGGGAAAGCGCTCGATCACCAGATAGGCCGTGCCGCGATAGGCCGGCGCGTTCCCAGCGCCCTGCTTCGCCTCGATCAGCGGGTCCACCGGCTGGTCTTGCGAACCCGGATAGACCCGGATCTCCACCCGGTCGCGGTCGACCTCCTGACCATCGGCCCATACCCGCCGCACGCCCGCGATCTCGCCCTCGCACAGCGCAAAGGCCGCGTTGGCGAAATAGGAATAGGTCGTGACCTTCGGTCCCCCTTTCCCGCCCTGCCGCTCCGTCCTTCTCCTCTCCTCGAAGCGCGTCGCCCAGATCAGCGTCCCGCCCACACGTGCGGTGCCGTAGACCCGAGGCAGCGGCGCTCCTTCCTCCGCCGTCAGCGGCCGCGCCGCCGAGAGCCGCGGCCCTTCGTAGCGCTTGGTCGAGTCGATGATCGCACGGTCGATCACGTAGCCTGCCATGGCTCCCGCCGCCGAGCCGATCGCCGAGCCGACCGGCCCCAGCACCCCGCCCAGAAAGGCGCCGGCAGCCTGCAGAACGATTGTCGCCATCTGGCCTATCTCTCTCCCGTTGCAGGAAACGCGAACACGCCGGCGATCCGCCGTCGCCACTGCGGCACGAGTTGAGACACCACCACTGCCTGCCCTTCATAGGCATGGACGAAAGCATCCACCGCCACCAGAATGCCCGCATGCTTGGCCGGCAGATGCGGCCGCCAACGGAAAAGCACCACCCGCCCCGCCGCCAGTCCACCATCCGCGCATTCCACGAAATGCCGTCGGGCAGCCGCAAAAAGCCGCTCCCCGCCCCCGGTCTCCGCCCAATCCATGCTGTAGGGGCCGGTGGCCTCTGGCTCCGCCCCGTAGAGCGCCCGCCAGACCCCGCGCACCAGACCGAGGCAGTCGCAGGCAATCCCCTTGCGGCTTGCCTGGTGCCGATAGGGTGTGCCCACCCAGGATAACGCCTCGGCCACCGCCGCCTCTTCCAAGGCAGCCCTTTCCGCTCTGCTCATTCCACCAACGGGCCGCCGTCGAACGTCTGTTCCTCGGTGACGTAGCTATAGGCAGCGTCATCCCCCGGCAGATGCGGAAAGCCGCGGAAATTCGCGCTGTTGGCAAATTTCGCCTTGCAGGTCGAAAACAGCTTGTCGCAGCCCGCGACGACCGTCAGCGCATCCCCCGGCGCCACCGCCGCCGCCGCGTCCCGCCAAAGGTCGAGCACCACGCCGTCCACCCCCTTGCGATGCGCCGCCACGCGCTCGCGGCGCCCGGCGCTCGCGCCAGACGTCCATGTCACGATCCCATTCGTGAACCAGCCCGTCTCAAACGCATCGAGCCCGGAGACAATGATGTTGTTGCTTTTCACCTCCTCCAGAACACCGTTGCCCTTGAATCCCCCCGCATCGAGATCGACCCCGCACCGTTCGTCCCCCAGCTCCGCATCGCAGCTCCGCCGCACGGTGCGCCCGTTGGTCTGGTCCAGCGCCCGCTCGGGGCTCTCCAGCTCAGCCACGAACCGCCCGTCGCGGCGGGCGATCTGCCCGATCACCGCCCGCCGCAGCCACGCGAATTGCCCGGCGTCCTGCCAATTGACCAGCAGCGTCTCCACCGTTGCCCCGTCATAGAGGCCCGCCAGGATGTCGGCCTCCTCGATATCCAACGCCGACAGCGCCCCCTCCACATCCACGGTGTCCACCGCCAACCCCAAGGAACGCCGCGCCTCGCTCGCCGAAAGCCCCGTCTCCGGCATGAACACCGTGCCGTCGCAGACGATCTCCCGGTCATGATCGGTAAAGCCCATCACGGTGCCGTCAGCGCGCGTCAGCCGCCAGCAATGGCAGAGCGTCGTCACCTCACCCTCCAGATGCGCCGCAAGAGCCGCCGGTACGTGCATCACAAAACCTCTACCAGTGGAATGGACGGGATCTGTCCCGCTCTGAACGTCGTCACGCTCGCCGACAGCCGTTCGATGTCGAAGCGCACCGGAACGTCGAATTCGTACCCCGCTGTCACTTCCTCGCCGTCCGCCGGAACGGCCCCGGCAACGAAGACCACCTCCCCCGTCTCCGCATCGATGGAATAGTCGGCTGAGATCCCCTTCGGCTCCCCCGCCACGGCGACCAGGACGCTCCCGGCCACCGGCCTGGCGATCATCCGCTCATAAGCGTCCGCCCCCTCTCCATAGGTCTTCACCAGGCGAAACCGCTCTCGCACCCCGTCGCCCACGCCAACCACCTGATCGAACGCGGAAGGCGCCTCCTGCGGACCGCACGACTTCCAATCGAACGGATCGCGGAACCGAAAGGCATGCAGCGACCCCCGCCGCGCTTCGAAGAACCCCAGCACCGCGTACAGGTCCTCGATCGACCGCACTCCCGTTCCTGCGTCGTAATGCCGGCGCGAGCGGCTCATCCGCGCGTTGCGCTTCTCCCGCCCCGAGGAAAGCTGCACGATCTCGTTGCGCCGCTCCGGCCCGCCGGTTGCGCCAAAAGAGACGCCGAGCGGAAAGCGGACGTCGTGAAAGCTCTGCATTGGCTCCTGCCATCACTTTGGATATGCATTTTTAAGGGGCTGTTTTTTTCCGTACGATTTGAATCCCTTGGCCGTGGATCCTCAAGCTTGGCCCGAGAATCCACGGCCGAACTCACCCGCCTCACAACCCCCGCGTCCCCCGCGAGACCGCCCGCGTCAGCATTCCCACGACCTGTGCCTCCGACTTGCGGAAGGAGGCCGCATCCTGCGTCGTCACGTTGAACACGATGTTCGGCGCCGCCGCGCCGCCGCCCGACGCCACGCCGAGCCGCCCGTCCGCTGTCCTCTGCAGGGGCAAGATCGCCTCCGCCCCCGCCTCCCCCATCAGCCCGATATTCCGCCCGGCCGGAAAATAGGTCGGCGCCGAAACCACACCCCCGCCCGCAAAGGGCACGACCCCGCCCTTGGCAAAAGGCAGCACACCGCCGACCCCGCCAAGAAGCCCGCTGAGCAGCCCGCCCGCCAGGTTCTGCAACGGTCGCAGACCCTGCTCCAGCGCCATGCCTGCCAGATTGAGCCCGATCTTGCGCAGCACGTCCTCCAGCGACTTGCCACTCACCACCGCGCCCTTCAGCGCTCCCGTCAGTTGCGTCCCGAAGTTCTCCGAAAGCCCTGTCAGGTTCTCCAGTGCCGCTTCGAACGGAGCCGTATCGGCAACGATCGGCACCCGCACCTCATCCGCCATCCCATTTCTCCTGATTGTCTGGGAAAAGCCGCATCAGCCGGTAAAGCTCCGTCCGCCCAGGCGCTTGCCCTCGCGCAAGCCCCAGCGCCTCCAGTGCGGCGTTGAATTCAAGTGGCGTCATCGCCCAGAAGGCGGCCGGCGACAGCCGCAGCAGGCCGAAGGCCGTCCCCATCACCTCCCGCCAGGGAAAGGGCGTCCTCCTTGCTCCCGCTGCGGCGTCTAAGGGTTTTCGCCCTGACCGCTCTCCGGCGCCCCCGCCCCGAACGTCACGGAGAGCAATTCTCCGACAAGCGCGGCAAAGCCCGCCGCGCCTCCCTCGCAGCGCATGGCCCGCACGTCCTCGTCGCTCACCTCGTGGCCACCGCCGCGCAAACCTGCGGCGATCACCGCCGCCATATCCCGTGCCGAAAGCCGGCCGCTCGAAAACCGCTCCACCAGCCGGTTCAGATCCTCGGCCTCGAACGCCGCCTCCAGCTCCGCCAGCGCGCCCAGCGTCAGGCACAGCCGGTACTCGCGTCCGTCGAGCCTGGCCGCTACCTCGCCGCGCCGCCTGTTCACGCTCATGGCGCCACCGCGAAGCTCACCGGCCCCGCCGATTCCAGTGCGATCTCGAACGTGACCTCCCCGTCGTGACTGCCCGAATACTCGAGCGCGGTAATCTGGAAGCCTCCCGAAACAGTGCCGAAATCAGGAATGGCAAACTGCCAGGCCGCAATCTCGCCGGCAAAGAACCGCCCTCTGATCATCGCGTCCGATTGTGCGTCCTTGAAGATCCCCGACCCGCTGATGGAGGCCCGCTGCACACCGCTGCCGGCAAGCAGCTCCCGCCACCTGCCCACCGAATCCGCATCGGTGATGTCGACCGTCTCGCTGTTGAAGGCGAGCCTCTTCGTCCGCAGTCCCGCCACTGTGACGAAATTTCCCTGCCCGTCCTGATCCAGCTTGAGGAGCAGGTCCTTCCCCTTCTGCGCACCCATCCATGGGTCTCCTTCGATGTAAGTGAAATGCTCTCAAGGGCGGCCCGGAGAGCTATGCCTCCACCACCGCCCGAAAATGCAACGCCCCGTGATAGGCCCCAAGATCCTCGTCGTACCTGACCTCCGAGGACTCCAGCCGAAGGTTGACGAGCCGATGCCCCGCCAACCCCAACTCCTTTTCATGCAGCGCGCCGCGCACCAGCTCCATCAGCGCCAACACCTCCCGCCGCCCCTTCCTCTTCGACCACATATTGAGTGTGAAGAAATGCTCGCTCCCCTCCTCCGTTCCAGTGCTCCAGTCATAGGCTGTCGCCCGACCGAAGGTGACGTAAGGAAAGGCAAGCCCCGCCGGCGTCAGGTCATGAAACCGCGCCCCGCCAAACGCGGCCACCAGTGCCGCGTCGTTCGTGAGCGCGGCGAATACCGCCTCCTGCAGATCAAGTGTCGCTGCGCTCATGCCTTCCTCCCCGCCTGCGCGTATTCCCCCGCCGGAGCGCTTCGCGGCGCATCCGCACCGCCCTTCCGGCCTCCGGCCGTGCCCCGCTCTCAACAGTGCCCGCCACCGTGTGCACTTTCGTCCGCATGGCCCGCACCAGCCCGTCCAGCGTCAGCCGCATCGCCACCTTCATCGCCCTTCCTCCTGTACGCGGCAGACGAGATAGCGCCCCGTCTCGTCCGCATCCCGCACCGTGACGATCGCCAGCACCCGCCCCTCCTTCACGAAACGCATGCCACTTGCCACGTCGTCGCGAAAACGCAGCGTCACCCGGTGCGTCACCTCTTCATGCGCCTGCCCTGCGCCGAAGCGGCTTGCCGCGCCCACCGGCTCGACATGGGCGAACACCGTCGCCACCTCCTGCCAGCTTTCCGTGTGCCCGCCGGCGCCGTCCGCAGCCGTCACCGCTGCCTCCAGCACCAGCTCGGTGCGCAGCCGCCCCGGATCGATAAACATGACGCCCATCAAAGCCTCGGCCCCTGCCAAGCGGCGATCAGTCGCCGATATTCGTCGGGAATGGACACCGGTTGGCCATCGGCGCCGAAAGCACCTCGGAACTCGTACCAATGCGCCATCAGGATCAGCATCGCCCGCTTCAGAAGATCCGGAACGTCCGTCCCCGCCTCGCCGAAACCTGCCGAAAAATCGATCTCGATCCCGTTCAGCGCCAGCCCCGGCGCCGGCCGTTCCTCGAGATGGAGTCGCGCCGGAGAAGACACGGCGTCGAGCTGATGGTCTTCCGGCGCCAGCACCGTCGCTGCCCCGTCGCCGTCGAACACGGTCACCGACAACACCTCCCGCACCGGCGTGCGCCTGAGAAGCACGATCCCGCCCTGTGGCCACCGGTCGAGCACCAGCCGCCAGGCCTGGTCGATCAGTGCCAGGCCTGCCACCCGCTCCACCTCTTCGCGCGCGGCGCGGATAAGCCCGGAAATCAGCCCGTCCTCGCTGTCGTGGGCAATGCGCAAATGCGCCTTCGCCTCTACAAGCGAGACCGGCTCGGCGGCCGGCTCGACCGTTCGAAACAGCGTCATGGAATGTCTCTCTTCAGGATGATCGAATGGATGACGGCCCCGGCGGGAGGAAACCGGGGCCGTCGAGGGCAACTCACCGCTCGGGCGCCGTCATCCCGGAAACCGGAGCAAAGCGGAGGTTGTCCGGGACCCATTCCGGAACTTCGACGTCACGGAATGGATCCCGGCTCTCGCTTCGCTCGGCCGGGATGACGCGCGCCACAGGCAGGAGCGCCCACCTGCATCACCGCCTAGATTTCCACCTTCAGCAGCTTGATCGCCTCGAAGTTCTGGATGCCCCCGCCCACGCGCTTGGTCGTGTAGAACAGCACGTAGGGCTTCGCCGAATAGGGATCGCGCAGAACCCGCACGCCCGTGCGGTCGACCACCAGATAACCGCGCCCGAAGTCGCCGAAGGCGATCGGCGTCGCGCCCGCCGCGATGTCCGGCATCTCTTCGGCCTCCACCACGGGAAAGCCGGCCAGCATCGCCCGGTTGCCGGGGGCAGCCGGCGGCTGCCACAGGTAATTGCCGTCACCGTCCTTCAGTTTGCGCAGCGCAGCCTGGGTCTTGCGGTTCATCACCCAATCCGCGTTCTGGCGGTAGCCCGCCTTCAACGCATAGATCAGGTCGATGAGCTTGTCCGAGGGCGCCACCGTCGGCAGCCCATTCGCTGCGCCCGTCGCCAGATAGCCGACGTTCCCCCAGCTCCATGCATCGTCGGCGACCTGCGGATAATCGAGGAAGCCGCGCGGCTTGTTCGTCCCGTCGCCGTTGACGAATGCCGCCCCCTCCTGCTCGGCGAACGCCGTCTCGATCTCGCCTGCGATCCACGCGTCGAGATCGACCACGCTGTCCTCCAGAAGGGCGGCGGTCGCCGCCGGCATGGCGTAGAGTTCGGCTGTCGGGAAGGAAAGCTCATCCAACGTGCTCGACGCGGTCTCCGGCCGAGGCGCCGTCTCGCCCACCCAGCCCGTCGCCGGCCCGGTGACGGCAAACGGCTTCTTCAGCACCGCCGTGGACACCTTCCGCACGGAAGCGATCGAGCGGATCGGCGAAATCTCGGCGAGCCTCCTGCCGATCATCGCCTCCGTCTCCTCCGGCACCAGATAGCCGCCGTCCTGGCCCGAGCCATAGGACATAGCCTTCTCCTCCAGTGCGCGCAGCTGCCGCTCGTCGCCGGTGCGGATGTAGTTCTCGAAGCCCTGCTTGTGCTCCAGATGCTCAAGCGCGCCGATGGCATCGCGCTGCCCGAGCGCCGGCCGCGCCCGCTTCAGAACAACCCGGTCCAGCACCTTCTTGTGCTCGTCGAGCGCCTGCGAGATGCGGTCGACCTTCTCGCTCGTCACCGGGTCGGCGGCGGAGCGCCGCTCGATCTCGGCCAGCCGCTCGTCGTTTGCCTCCCTGAAGGCCTCGAAGGAGGTCATGAAGTCCTCGAAGGCGCCGGTCACGTCGCCAGCCGGCCCTGCCGACTTCACTTCCAGGACGCCCTTGTTCGTCTCAGTCATTTTCCGATCCTCGTTGGTGAAAAAGTCTGGCCGCCCGGCGGATGGTCGCCGCCAGGCGCTCCGGCGTTCCCGGCGCGGCGTCCCGCTCGCGCAGGAGATGGGCGAAGCCGCGCGCAATCACCGTCTTGGCCTCGCTCCGCGTCAGCCCCGCATCCCGCGTCAGCCAACGTTCGAATTCGCGTGGGCTCGGAAGGCCGGTGAAATCCTTCACCGCCTCCACCCGCGCCTCCGGCAGCATGGGAAACGTCACCACGGAAATCTCCCAAAGGTCCGCCTTTTTGATGCGTCTGATCCCGGTCCGCGGCTCGCTAACGGCCCGCACCGTGCGAAACCCGATGGACAGCCCGTCCAGCGCCCCGTCGCGCATCAGCTCCAGCACCTCGCGCGCCTTGGTCACGCCAGCAGCAAGCTTGCCGCGCACGAACAATCCCCGCGCGTCCTCGCGGATCTCCTTCCAGGCCCCGATCGGCTGGTTCGGATCGTGCTGGAACAGCATCCTGATCCCGCCCGCCCCGCGCTTCTCGAGGGATTCGGCAAACGCCCCCCGCTCCACCACGTCGCGGCCCAGATCCACCCGCCCGAACAGGCTCGCATAGCCGGAGAACGACCCGTCGCGCTCCACCTGTTCCACGTCGAGCCCCGCATATTTGCGCTCGTCCGCCCCGATAGAGATGCTCATCGCGCGTCCCTCGCTTCCCGCCGCCTCGCGGCGTTCGCAAAAAGCCGCATTACGAAGCCGATGGCGCTCCAGGCACACAAGCTCGCCGCCGCCGAGCCCATCAGCACCACCTCGCCCGGCGCCAGCTTGCTGGCGAGCCCCAGTTCGGTGGCGATCTTCAGCCCCGCCGCGCTGCCGAAGATAACGCCGCAGACCACGCCGACGGCGAAGCGGATCGCCGCCTCCCGCCGCCCTGTGGGCAGCAGATAGGCGAGGGAGATCGCCGATCCGGCAATCGCCCCTCCGGCCTTGGCCACCCACAGCCAGGCCGCCTCGCTCAGTCCGATCATCCCTTGATCCTTCATTTCGTCATCCCAGCCCCACGAACTCCCTTGCCCGCACGCTCAACCGCCCACGGCGCCGTACCCCACGGCCTCGCGCTTCTCGTCGTCGCTCAGGAAACTCGCCTCGCTCACCCGCGCCCACAGCGCCTCGCGCTCGGCCGAAAGCCCCTCCACCTGGTCGGCGTCGAACCACAGCCGCACATCGCCGCCGAAGCGGAGCGCGAGGAACCCGCCCAGCTCCTTGGCGATCCTTCCGACCAGCGGCAGCACGGTCAGTCGATAGAAGGCCCGGTTCGCCTCCTGGTAGTTCGCGTAGGTGTTGTCGCCGGGAATGCCCAAAAGCATCGGCGGCACGCCGAGCGCCAGGGCGATGTCGCGCGCAGCGCCGTTCCTGGCCTCCATGAAGTCCATGTCGCGTGGGGAAAGGCTCATCGCCTTCCAATCGAGCCCCCCTTCGAGCAGCAGCGGCCGCCCGGCCTTCGCCGCCCCGGAGTAACCCTGCTCCAGTTCCGCCTTCAGCCGGTCGAACTGCTCGTGGGAAAGGTTCGCCCCCTCCTTCGACGCATAGACCAGCGCGCCGGAAGGCCGTGCCGAGTTGTCCAGGAGCGCCTTGTTCCACCGCGCCGCCGCATTGTGGATGTCGAGCGCCTGCAGGGCGGCCGCCAGCGGCGCGAACCCGTAGTGGTCGTCGAGCGGATGAAAGAGCGTCAGATGCAGCCCCGCTCCTTCCTCCTCCAGCGAGACCCGCCGCTTGACGCTCCCCGCCCGGTGCTCCAGCGCCACCGGCCAACCGGCGCTGTCGGCGACCACCGTCACCCTGTCCGGCCGCAGCAAGTGCATTTCGCGCGCACCCGTTGCCGCCTCGACAAGCTCCACATAGGCGTTGCCGGAAAGGACCAAGTGCCCGTAAAGCACCTCCATAAACGTCGTCCCCGCCTGGCCGTGGTTCGGCCGAGCCAGAAGATCGAGCAGCGGATGCCGGTCAAGCTCCGCCTCCCCCTCATATGCCAGCCACGGCACCGCCGCAGCGGCTTCCGCGATCAGCCGCACCGCCCTGTGGGCGACGGGATTGCGCATGAACCCCTCGCGTGCCAGCGAGGCATAGTCGCGCCGCGTCCACAGGGCCTCACCCTCCCGGTGAAGTGCCACGAAGCCGTAGCCTGCCGCCTGCTTGCGCTCGACGGCAACTTCCTTCTCCCCCGGGATTCGTGCCCAGGGCCAATTCCAAGCCATATGCGGTTCCTATCGGATTAGATCGGGGTCGGCGCCAGCGGGCCGCGCGCTTCAGCCCTGCACGGCCACGCCGGTGCCCGGCGCGCGTCATGCGGGCTTGGGCACTCCCTTCCTGGCATCGGCCTCCGTTGCAGGTTGCCTCAAATTCTGAGAACGCGCGTCGGGCGCCTGATCATTGATGGACTGCCCGTCGTTCTTCGCCGAATTGGACAGCGGCGGCACGATACCGGCCCGCATCGCATTCACCGCAAAACGTTTTCCGCATCCGCAACCCATGTGAGATTCCTTTCCTGGTTAGTTCACGAAGATCCCGATCAGCAGCCCGAGCGCAAACCCGCCCGCCGCACCGATCGTCATGAAACGAAACCCGAGACAACACGGGCAATCTGCCCACAGAAGCTCGGTCATGCGCACCGTCCAATGGCTTTCGACGGCGCACCAGCGGGGCAGCGCATGCGCGGCCGCCCATGCCATGAAGTTGGAGAGGCGGTTATCCGCCCAGTCCTCTTCTCCATCCGCCCCCGGCCGATGCTCGGGCCGGAAACGGAACGGATCGGTCACCGGGAAATGACGGCTCACGGCACGCGCGCAGCAAGATGCGCGGAAATCCCGCGGAAGGCGCTAGGCGCGCCCCGAACCGTGACCCCGAGCGGCGACACGCCGCCCGCACACGGGGCGCTGCGGGTTTTGTCGCCGGGAAGAATGCCTTCATATACACGGAGGGCCGTTGCCATTTCCTCTTGCTCCTTTCAGCTAAGAATGATCGATGAGCCGGGCCGCCTGTCGTCGGCCCGGCGATGACTCTCGTTTCAGGAAAAGTTGCCTGTGCGCGGCTCGCCGGGGCGGCCGGCATCGGTTCCCTGCTGGCTTGAACGGGGGCGTCCACCTGTCAGGCGAACGCCCCGCGATGGCCATCAACGCTAAGCCGCACGTCTCGTCCCGCGATAAGGAACGGCGCCGTGCGGCGCGCTGGCCCTTGCCCCTCAATCGCAGAACTGGACCTGACCGCGTGGATGGTACGGGGCGCCGTCCAGCCACACATCTGCGGTAGAAAGAACGTTTCCACCGCAATCGAGCGTGGTGTGCCGCAGGAACTGCACGGGATCGGGGGTGTTGACCGCCGGTGTCACGGTGAGTCCGACCATCGCCCAGCCGTTCAGCGTGGTGCCGGGGCTTGGAGAGAGGTCAAGGCTTATGATATTCCGAAGCCGGAACCGGTTGGCACGTTTGATGTCGGCCCCGCTGCCAGGTTCGCGGTGCAGCCGGTGCGTGGTAGCGTCCCAGAAAACAAGCGGCTGCGTCACCTCCAGCATTTCCGTGCCCACCTGAAAATGCAGGTATTTGGGATCCACCCCAAACTCGATCTCGCGAATATCGAATTCCAGATCGACCGGCCCGTTGTGGAAGTGCCACACGTGGTGATTGGTCTCGTCGCCCAAGAGAAAGAGGCCTGGGGTGACGGTTGCTGGGCCAAACCACGTGCCCTGGTTGATCGAATATATCACCCCGTTGGGAGCGGTGGCCTCCGTCACGGGCGTGGAGGTTATCCCTTCATCGTTCGTGGCAAAATCGAATGTATACGGGCGGACAGCAGGCGTGGGCAGTACATCGCAAAGCACCTGCGTGGTCGTCACACAATCGCTGCAGAGCTGAACCTGCCCCTCCGGCTGGTACTCGCTGCTGCCGTCCAGCGTCAAGTCCGTCACGGAAAGTACATTCCCATCGCAATCGGTGGAGATATGCCGCAGGAACTGTACGGGCGCGGCCCTGTCGACCACCGGCGCCACCGTCACGCTCATCATCGACCAGTCGTTCAGCGTGCCGCCGGCACTTGGCGTGAAGGCAAGGCTTGTGACATTCCGAAGCCGGAACCGGTTGGGACGCCTGAGATCGGCCCCGGTGCCGGGTCCGCGGTATAGCCGGTACGTGGTAGGGTCCCAGTGAACAAGCGGCTGCGTCACCTGCACCGCTTCCGTGCCCTCCGGAAACTGCAGATATTTGGACTCATTCCCAAATTCCACCTCGCGAACATCGAATTCCAGATCGACGGGCCCGTTGTGGAAGGTCCACTGGTGCGTATTGGACTCGTCGCCCATGAGAAAGAGGCCCGGGGTGGCGTTGGTACTGGGGCTAAACCATGTGCCTTGGTTGATCGAATATACCACCCCATTGGGCGCGGTGGCCTGCGTCACAGGCGTGGACGTTATCCCTTCGTTGTTCGTGATGAAGTCAAATGTATACGGGGTGACAGTGGTGGCGGGCAGCACATCGCAAAGCACCTGCGTCGTCGCCGTCACGCAATCGGATCCGCCGCCGCCGCCGGGGCAGCCGCAATTGCAGTAGGGGCCGGCAGCGTAGGTAAGCCCCTGGAAGGTAGCGGCATGGCAGGCGAAGCCGCCGCCCGCATTGCGGTAGAGGTGTGTAATGGTGGCCGGCGGATTGTCGTAGTAGGCATGTGCCGTGACGTTCTGGACGAGAGCATCGATGTCACCGGTCCCTGGCACCCATACGCCTTCGCCGTCGATGAACTCCACGCGGTCTGGCACCGGATCGAGGCCCCGCACGCCCTCCCAAGGGTCGATGTCGATAAAGTCGAGGCGCAGGCTCGTCATGCGCTGCGCCACTTCGTCGAGCGTGAAAGTGAATCGGCTTGCGGGATTTTCCTGGCCGAGCGGCGCGTTCACCGACACCCTCTGCCCGGGTTCCCAACTGGCGCCGCAAGGAGTGCTCCCACCCGGGGCCGTTACAGTGTTGAACTTGATCCGTGCTTCTTCATTCGTCCTGGGATTGGTCACGATATAGATGTAATCGTGTCCCTCCTGGCCATCCGGGTCAGCGATGACATTCGTCTGTGGCCATTCAAGCTCCACTAGGGACGGTATGCCATCAGTGGTGTCGGCGACCGCGATCGGCGTATATGGTTGTCCTTCGGCATCCGTGTCGTAGTGCCGTACGAAGTTGCCTTCACAGTCATAGACATAGTTGCGGAAGAACGGCACCGCACAGCGCTGCCCCTCTTCGTTGGGCTCGACATCGGCTCTCAGGTCGCGCATCTCGTGGGCGTGCACCGTAGCGGCACACGGCTCCTCCGCCGGCGGCTGGGGCACCACCTGGCCGTTGGGGTCGACTATATAGTCCTGCCCATCGAGCGCGGTGTCGTTGGTCTCGAGAACATTGCCCTCGCAGTCCACCACCGTATGCCGAAGGAACGGCAAAACCGTGCCGCTGGCACGGATGTCGTAGAGCAGTTGGGTCGTCGGTGTCGGCGCGCAGCCGGGGTCGACCGGGATCGGGCAGGGAGCGGAGATCGCGATGGTCTTTTGCGGCGCCACAGGGCACAGCGCCGTCACCTCGACGTTGAGGCCCTGCCATTCGGTGCTATAACCTCCCGCCTGGTCGCGCCGGTCCGCGCCGACATAGAGCCGGAGATTGGGCAAATCCGCGGCATTCACTGTTTCGTCGACACATAGCGTCCGAGGTATCCCGTCCGGCGGAACCGCCGAAGCCTCGGCTGTCGAGATAACCGTCTGCGTTGCTGCATTGACCAGCCAGAAGAACAGCTCCGGGCTCGCATTCGCCGCAGTCGCGTCCGTCTGCGTGATCATCGCATTCACGCAGGCCCGCACCTTTGCCTGCGTCGCACAGGCCGGCAGGGGATCTGCATTGATTTGCAGCGCCCGCCACGACTGCACACCGGCCTGCTGGATATTCAGATCACTCAATTCGTGAATGGACCCGAAGGCACCACCGCTTGAGCCCGAAAAGCCGGTCCGCAGCGTTGCTGGCGCGACCAAGCCACCGCATTCTGCCGTGACGTTGAAGCGGGAAATATACGATACGAACCCGTTTCCGTCATTCCAGTCGATCGCTGCGGAGATGAACGTCTCGCCGTTCTCGGTGACGATCGAGGTCCGCAACCGCGGCTCGTCTCCACGCGGACGATTGCCGATAGAATTTGGCAGCAAGACTGTGTGAATATCCCGGTAGCTGTTCTCCGGCGGCGTGGGCCCACCTGGCTCGAAGCAGGCCTTGATGCGCAAACTGTTAGCCAGGTGAGACCCGCCCTCGCCTCCCGAACCACCATATTCATCAAGTACGACTGCGATAAACGGATAGTCGATGTTGAAAAGGCCGAGATTGCCACCCCCGCCAAGGGGATTGTCCTGGGGCGGCTGAGAGCCATCGGAGAAGAATTGCATCCAGCCGTCACCAGCTTGGCTGGTGCCATGGCTCGCCCACGACACCTCGGTGACGATGTTGTCGGCATTGGAGAATACGGGAATGTAGATCGCCGCGCCGTTGCTGTGGCCCCAGGGGTTGGACAACTTCAACCGGCCCTCCCCGGCCGGATCTGGATTGTCGCTGATTCCAGCGGTCAGAACAGCCTCGCCCTGCAGCGTCCAGTTGGCATCGCCCGTATCGAACCCGGCATACCTGAACGACTCGTTGATCGGGAAGCCGGGCGCCTGCGGCGCAGGGCTGGTGGTCCATCGGCCACTGCAGACCTGATCGCCGCTCGCATCTTGCTCGACACGGGCATCCGTGTTCGCCCCGCGGGTTTCCAGAACCGCGACATCCACCGGCTCACCGGCGCCGCAACTGGCTGCAACCGAAGTCTCATCCGGATTTGGCGTGCACTCGGCCATCGGCAGCGGCGGTTGGGCCACCACCTGGCCGTTGGGGTCGACTATATAGTCCTGCCCGTCGAGCGCGGTGTCGTTGGTCTCGAGGACATTGCCCTCGCAATCCACCACCATATGCCGCAGGAACGGCACAACCGTGCCGTCGGCACGGATGTCGTAGAGAAGCTGCGTCGTCGGCGTCGGCGCGCATTCCGCATCCTGCGGACATTGGCCGGTGCTCACCGCCGCGGGATCCGGGGTGTAGGCCACGCCGTCGAGGTCGGTGTCGAAGAACTGACCCGTCGGCTGCCCGCCCTGCGCCACGTACCAGCGCAGGAAGCTGGTCGTCCCGCCGTCGCACATGACCTTTATCTCAAGGTCGGTGCCGTTCTCGCAGGTTCCAACTTCACCCTGAACCAGGTACGCAGCGCCGTCCAGATCGGTGTCCTCGGGCGGCTGGGTGGTGCCGGTGGCATCCTTGCAGATCCTGCGGATGAATGGGGTCGAAGACGTTCCCACCTTGTCGCAAAGCAGGAAGGTCTCGCACTTCGCTGCCGGCGGTTGGGCCACCACCTGGCCGTTGGGGTCGACTATATAGTCCTGCCCGTCGAGCGCGGTGTCGTTGGTCTCGAGGACATTGCCC